AGCGTTTATCCTTGTGGAAGATATAGGTCTAGCCTAATGAACATTACTAACCAGCCTAAAGCGGTCATTATTTGTCTCGGTTTGGCTTCTATAACTGTTCTTATGGCGTTAGGCAAAATAGAGCAGTCTGCCGGTACAGGCCTCATCGGGAGCATTGTCGGTTACGGAATTGGCAACGGCGTTAAAGGCACAGCTGAGTCTCCTCCGATTATTGGGAAAAAGATCAAATGACAATACGGCCCTATACCGGGCTTAAAGATTCTGTGCATGCTCAACCTCGAGCAGGCACTAAAGCGTTTGTGGATTATTGCGAATACCTGTTTGGCGTCAAATGTCTAGGCATATTTGCTGACCGAAACGTCAACATGTCAGGCATGCCAAACCCGCCTAAATCTGTGCATAGCACATGGCGAGCCTTTGACCTTGGCGCTAAAAGTAACGCTCGCTACAAGCTCATAGAGTTTCTTTATACCCATAGGGACATTCTTGGCGTAGAGGAAATTCACGACTACAGCAACACTTTTAAGCCGTCTAAGTTTGGTTGGGGCGCTGGCTACCGCTGTGATCGTGACGCTTGGAAGGTCTACGAAAAAAACACTATTGGCAGCAAAAATGGTCAATGGGTCCACGTCGAGATATCGCCTCTGCTTGCCGATCATCCTGACATCGTGGCCCATGCTTTCAAAACGATCTTTCAGGGTCCTTGACTTGACGGCCTGACTTCGGTAGACATATCCCGACCTGAACCCGACTAAAGGACACAAAATGAACCCGTACAAATTCCTGTTAGCAATAGCTTTGACCTTTACAGGGTTAGTGGTGGCGTATAGCGGCGGTAACCCTCCTACCGACGCCGCCCCGCTAGCTCTACCTGCATACAACACGGTAGAGATACTTACCCCTGAGCAACAGATTGACCGCATTACCGCTTTAAACGCTGTTACAGAGCCTCCACTGCCTGAAACGATTGTTGCTCAAGTAGACGCTTTTGCCTCCTACAAATGTGGCAAATGGTTCCCACTAGCAATAGAGCAAGGCTGGCCTGATAACCCAATAATCTTAAAAACGCTAGATCGCATTTGCTGGCGAGAATCTCGAGGCATAGCTGACGCCTGTAGCCAAAGCGATTCAGGACTTAAATGCAGGGACGCAGGTTTATTACAGATCAACCAGTTACATACGGATTACTTAGACGATCTTGGCTGGTCGTTTCCTGACGACATGCTTAACCCTGCAAACAATCTTAGGTTTGCTTGGCTGTTGTATTCGGGCCGTGAAGCAAATAACCAGTGCGGCTGGTCGCCTTGGTCAATTAAATGTTAGGTGACCGTCCTGCTTGGCAAGACTTGGCGGCCTGCCACGACACCCCTACAGTGCTTTTCTTTCCTACTAACCCTCGAGAAAGCAAAACAAACCTTGCGATTATTAAACCGATCTGTGAATCTTGCCCGGTATACAGCGACTGCTTTAGGTATGCCATGTCGTTCGGCGAAAAGCAGTTGACAGGTATTTGGGCTGGCACTACAGAGCGCCGAAGGCAAGAGTTAAAGAGATCGTGGCTTTGTGCTGTACCGGCATGATATGGTCCCGTTTACCCGACAACCCGAAAGGACCCGACATGAATAACCAAATGCAAGAATTATCGGCAGCAATCACTAAAGCCGATATTGCTATGAAAGCCGCCGCGTGGCAAATAGAGCAAATGAGATCAGATATTGACCAGTTACGCAAATGCCTATTTGAGTTGGCTTACACCGCCGAAGAGCATGGCATAAACCTTGTCAACCTGACTAAGAACAGTCAAGACACTATTGTCGCTATGAGGCTCGGCGGCTTCAAATGAACTTGGGCGACTATGTAGACGTACCTACAAGGTTTAGGCTGGCGCTTGACAAGTGGCCCGACCTACGAGTCGTAGAAACACCTGCTGAAGTAGTCACGATAGGCGACAGGACTTTTATTAGCGTCACAGTGAAGGTTTACCGTGACCTGTTAGACCTTTTGCCTTGTGTTGCTACGGCATGGGAACCGTTCCCCGGCACGACGCCGTATGTGCGAAACAGCGAAATGATGAATTGCAGTACCTCGGCTTTGGGAAGATGTTTAGGGATGATGATTCCGTTTGGCAAAATGGCGTCGTTTGAAGAAGTCCAAAACCGTCAGAACGATACGCCAGCGCCTGCACCTCGACAACCTAAAATTATTGTAGACATGCCCAATAAAGAGGTATGGCCTGTGTCTAAGAAACAGTTGCAGGAACTGTCAGAGCTAGGTTACGGCGGCGCTGTCCCGGCTAATTGGAATGAAGCAAACGCCATTATTAAAAGAATGTCGGTCAAGTAATGCAACTTTTTGACATGGACAACACAATTAAATCTTCAGTTGAAGTTAAATTAAATCGTCAAGAGTTACGAGCGGCGGCTTACGCAGGTGTTGAGCGACGATTAAACGGAATAGGAAAAAAAAGACCACAACTGTACGGCGCTGAAGAAAGAAAAAGTGAATGGCAAATAGATATTGTTGGCGCCATTGCCGAATATGCGGTATCAAAGTATTTAAATGTTTATTGGGAACCAGCGACAAATACTGAACGCTTATCCGATTTACTTGGTGACGTTGGCGCATATCAAGTTCGGTCTACATCGTGGCCGCAAGGTTGTTTGTTAATTCACCCTAGAGACAAACCCAACGCTGTATTTATTCTTGCGACTGTTAACGATCACATTGTCACTTTGCAAGGCTGGCTATACGGTTACGAAGGCAAAAGCGTTGGCGAGTTTAAAGGAAATGACACCTTTTGGATTCAACAAAATATGCTTCACGAAATGGCAACTTTGCCGTGAAAGAGTCCTACTTCCAGTCTCAAGTCATCATGCTCGCTAAATTGCATGGCTGGCTGGTTATGCACACTCGAGCAGTGGAGATTCGCCCGGGCGTGTGGAAAACACCGTTGCAAGGTCACGCAGGCTTCCCCGATTTAGTTCTCGCCCATGAAACTAAAGGCGTCCTATTTGCCGAATTGAAAGCCGATAAGAACAGCAGACTTTCCGACATGCAACATGTATGGTTGCGAACATTAAAGGCAGCAAACATGGAAGTATACGTTTGGCGGCCCAAAGACATAGACACAATAAGCCGAATCCTGGCAGGCAAAATATGACGTTGACGGTTGGCAGTCTGTTTAGCGGTATTGGTGGCATAGACCTAGGTTTAGAATGTGCCGGCATGACCGTCAAATGGCAGTCAGAAATTGACCCTTACGCTTGCAAAGTATTAAAGAAACATTGGCCCGACATACCTAACTTGGGCGACATTAAGCAAATAGATTGGTCTACGGTTAAACCTGTAGACGTTATCGCTGGCGGTTACCCATGCCAGCCCTTTAGCACAGCAGGAAAGCGACAAGGCGAAAATGACCCTCGACACCTTTGGCCCTACTTCAAAGACGCCATTAGCGGAATACGACCACGATTTGCAATCTTGGAGAACGTACGGGGTCATCTCTCTATGGGGTTTGACAGAGTGCTTGCAGACCTTACCGAAATCGGGTATGACGCAGAATGGCAAATTGTTTCCGCAGCCAGCGTTGGCGCCCCTCATAGACGGGAAAGAGTCATCTGTGTGGCCTACCCCACGCAGCAATACAGCAATGTCGTCTTTAATTACGCCCGAAGTAGCCCACAACACCAAACGATTTCCAAACCTAGAAACAGTTGTGGGACGCAGAATGTGGCCGACACCAACGGCACACCCCGACAACAGCAACAAAAACGGCAAGTTCAAGAATCCGACATTGGGCGACGCAGTCAGGATGTGGCCAACACCAACCAATCACGGAGAAAACACGGGAACAAAAATAGAAGCACACAGGCGCAGAATGGACAACGGCCTAAAGTATTCGTCCAGGATTTCGCAAGCAATAGCGATTGCAGACCCTTTAGCCACTGGTTACTTGAACCCGATGTGGGTCGAGTGGCTGATGGGGTTCCCGCCCGGTTGGACAGACTTAAAGGATTAGGCAATGCTGTAGTCCCTCAAGTGGCCGAATATGTAGGCAGACTCATAATGCAATCTTTAACATAATTTGACATACAACCGATAACAGCAGACCATAAGCGAGATGGTCATTAGCCCTCGACGGATACTGGAACCGTCTATGGGAACACACGGCAACGTGGGTAGACGCTTGCGCATTGCAGGCGACCAGCGTTC